CTTGGGGCCCTGCGCACCGGTCGAGCCCGTGGCACCCGTGACGCCTATCGGTCCTTGCGGCCCCGTGGCACCCGGAACGCCCTGCGCTCCCGTTGGACCTGGGACACCCTGCTCACCCTGCGGACCCTGAATGGGCCCGGCGTTGATCCAGACACCCGTCTCGGCGTCCCAGATCCACATATCGCCCGTGGACTGGACGATCCACGCATCACCATCGGAGTTACCCGTGGGCGGCAGGTCGCCGACATCGGGCACCTGACCCTTGACGTTGATGCCGGTGCCAGCCGCGCCGGTCTCGCCCGTGGGGCCTTGTGGTCCCGTCGGTCCCGTCGGTCCCGTGGCTCCCGGCGTTCCCGGCACGCCCTGCGGACCAGTGGCTCCGTCCACGCCCGCCGGACCAGTGGACCCCGTGGGACCCTGCGGACCCGTGCTACCAGTCGCGCCCGTGTCACCCTTGGGACCCGTCGAGCCGACCGGGCCCTGGACGCCCGGATCACCCTTGGGACCGGTCGCACCCGTGGCACCCGTCGGGCCATCCACGCCGTCGGCACCATCGGCCCCTGGCGGGCCGGTCGGACCCGGATCGCCGTGAATACCCTGCGGGCCTTCCGGACCCACGGCACCGTCGGCACCGTCGGCACCCTTGGGTCCCGTGGCACCGGTTGGACCCACGGGACCGGGCACCGTGCTGTCGGCTCCGTCCTCGCCAGCCGCGCCCGCCGGACCTTGCGCGCCTGGGTCGCCCTTGGGACCACGGGCTCCCGTGGCACCCGGCGGGCCGGGCACGGTGCTGTCATGCCCCGGCGGACCTTGCGGCCCCGCCGGACCCGGCGGTCCCATGTCACCCGGCGGGCCCATCTCGCCCGAACTGACGTCGATCTGTACCGGATCGGCACCGGGCACGTCGACATCCACCGTCCAGACCGGCGGCGTCATGGTGACGTCCACCAGGATCGGGCCGTCGTCGGACGTGATATCCACCGACAGGCTCACGACGGGGAAAACATCGACCTGACTGGTCAGGGTTTCCGTCGTGACGTCGATGAATACGATCTCGTTCATGTTACTACCGTCGTAACGTCGGAGGTGGTGTGAACCGGTCCGGCCAGCACCGTGGCGACGTCGCCCCAGGCGTAGGTCACTTGTAGATCCCACATCGCCGAACTGGGCAGTTTCGCCGAGTCGGGAGCCGCCAGCACCATCATGACGGTGTTGGGCACCGTGATGGTGCAGGCCATGCCCGCGATGAACGAACCCCCGGCCCGGTCACGGATCTGCGCCACCACTTTCGCACCATGCAAATCGGCGGGCATCGTGCGCTCGGTGTCCATCCACAGCTTGAACCGCCACCGGTAGGTGTCGCCGCGATAGATCGTCAGGGGCATTTTCCCAGGCGTCATCGCACCGCCTTCAGCGCGGCGACTTCCGCCGCCAGTTCCTTCATGCCGTTCACCAGGGCGGCGATAACCGGAGTCATGGCGACACACAGCATCGGATCGTCGCCGTCCACACCGTCGAAGGGACGCACCGCCAACGGAATGACATCGCGCACGTTCTGCGCGGAGAAACCGATCTCGCGCGGGCCGTCCTGGTCGATGCGGTTGAACTCGATTGGATTGAGTTTCAGCACGTCCGCCAAGCCGTGGGACGCCGGAACCATGGCGGTTTTCACCCGTTCGTCGGAGCTATTGAAGTAATCGCCTATCCCCGCCATCGGCCCCAGGTAATTGACCCAGACAAGATCGGAGGTGCGCGCCTGGACGAACACTTTCTGCGTGGGCAGCGGCCCGATCCAGGACAGGCTTCCATTGGCTATCGCCCATTCCCAGTACCAATTCGGACTCATCTGCAGGTTACGCGTGACCGAGCCGCCCGCCGACATGTTCATCTGCCCGCCGAGCGCGGTGACCGCGCCCGCCGCGTCCACCTGACCGGTACAGTGTATGTATCCGGCGGTGAACGAGCGTAGCAGGGTCAGATCGCCGAGGCCGGTCATCCGCATGACCTCGATGTTGCCATTGGTCCACGACCGGGCCCCGCCCGAGATCTCCCAGCCGTTATACCAACCCGGCGTGAACTCTTGTATGAAGCTCGTGCCGTTGTTGTAAAACACCCAGGGACCCATCCCCAGCGCCTTGCCGAAAACGCCGTTGGCGGCGACAAGCTGGTTGGCGAATATGTTACCGTTGCTGGTGATGGTCGCCGCCGTCACCGTGTTCGCGACGTTGAGATTGCCGCCACCGTCCAGGGTCATGAGGTTGGTGCCGGACCCGACCCAGTAACGCGACCCGCCCGCGCTTACCCACGCGTCGAACCAGCCAGGACGGTAAACCTGAACGTGGTCGCCGTTGGTCGAAACCGACATATACCACTCATAATTATTATACTTGTTGATGAGCAGGTAGTCGTCGGCGCTTACCTCTTTCGCCCGTAACCAGCCGTTAATGGTGACGTCGCCGTTGATGACCCCACCCCCACCGCTCAGTTTGGTGTCCGCGTAGGCTTTGTTGACGGCCTGTGACGAAGCGACGGGATCGTCCGATAAATACAACGGCCCCGTCATGAAACCGCCGGACAAGGACAGGAACGGCGCGCCCGTGAACAGCGCGTTGCTCATGTCCACCTTGCGGCCCCACCACGAGTTCCACTCACTCGCCGAAGGTACATACCCCGCCGCCCAGTTCGGTGTTTCTCCCGTGGAACCGCTCATGGTCTGTCCTTAGCTTTGGATGGTGAGAAGCTGGCTGACCGCCTTGTTCATCATGCTGACGGCGCGCGAGTCATCGCTGAACGTATCCTCGCGTAGTTCCGCCCGGCCAACGAGATAATATACGAACGCGGAATAAACGCTGGTATCCAGCGGGAACGCGGTGCCCATGTCCTGGGCGGCGGTGTAGAACGCCAGCGGCTGGCGCAGCCCAAGGGGCAGGAACAGGTCGGGACGTTTGGTCCGCACCTCGGCCAACATGCTGTTGATGGCTTCGAACATTTCATCGTCGGTGTATCTGAGCGCACCCCCCGAGGTGCCGATCTTGTCCTGCAGCATCGTGCGGGCCTCACCGATGAGCGTGGCGAACGTCCGGCCCATTATTTACGTTTTCCCTTAATTGGAATGGTCTTCTTCACCTTGCCGCCCTTGCGGAAGCCGAGAGAGTCTGGCGCGGGAGTTTTGACGCTGGGATTATCGCGGGCCCCCTGTATGCCCGTTTGCATGTCCTGAACGTTAAGTGGTTCGTTTCTGAATTTAGCGAGTTCGCGGTTCGCGCGCAGAGCCGTGTGGGTGTTTTGGTAATCTTTGTTAACAGCTTCATGTTCCGCGCCAGCGGCCATGAAATCCTTATGGAGTCTGCTACGCGCGTCATAATCATTACGTGGAGTCGCGTCGAGTTTAGATTGAATGCCAGTCATTTTCCCACTGGCGTCGTCGAACCGCTTGGTTATGTCGGCCTGAATACCCGGTTCCGCCAGTTGTTCCCGCGACTTGGGACGAGGCTGTACCTCCGCTTCCACGGCGGGACCGTAGTTACTCTCCACACCACCCCACCGCGCCGCCTTCACGGGGTCGAAATCATACATCGTCTTGCGCGGACCCGTGGGCGCGGCGGGTGCGGGCAATCGCGTGGGAAGTTTGTTGACGCGTCCACCGTCAGCGTAACCTTTAACCTTGGCTTTCGGTCGGGCCTTGGGCACATGGGGTCCCCATTGTTGCGTCATCGACCCCTCCCCGTCGGCAATTTGCCCTTGTTCACCTGACTCAGAACCTTGTTGCCCAGTTTCTTGACCGCCGATTTGCGGATCACCCACTCGCCTTTTTGCGCGGGGATCAGCCCGTCGTCCTTGCCGATGGGCTTGCCAGCCACCTGTTTGATCTTGCCGCCGCGCGCGTTGCCGCCGCCCATGAGATCGGGCACGCCACCCACCACGCCACGAACGTAATTATTGCTGGCCGACGGGGGCGTGGGATTGGACGTGTTTTTCGGCTGGTCGGGCTTGTCCGGCTTCTTGTCGTCCTTGTCGATGTCCTTGAGGTCCTTATAGGCACCCATGGCGGCGCTATAGCCGCTGGATATGGACTTCCCCAGACTGTCGGTGCTCAGCACCTGACCGCCATAGTCGTAGCCGCGCATACGTTTCGGGGGTGGTTTTCTGGCCATCAGCGTTTCTTCTGAAATGGAAATGGCTTTTTCACCTTGCCGCCCTTTTTGAAGCCCAGGTCCATCCCGGCGGGTGCCGCCGGACCTCCGGGGACCCCAGACGCGCTGGGAGCCCCCGGTCCTCCCGATGCCAGCGTGGGGGGTCCCCCCGAAGGCGGCGGTGGTGCGGCGACATTGGTGGGTAACTTAGGCCCGGCGGTTTTGGATTTGGCCTTGCCGATGCCCAGATTGGGTAATTTCGATTTGCCCTTGGATGGCGCTTTCATTTGCGTTTCCCATACATCTGGCGCTGACCGGCCTTGTCCTGGGCCTTGTCACGCGCGGTGTTCTCGTAGGCTTTCTGGGAGACGCCCATTTTCCTGGCACCTGCCTTGTCCTGCGCCTTGTCCTTCTTCGAACCTTCGAAGGGGAACGGTCGTTTTGCCATGCGAACCTCCGTTACCGCTGGCCGAAGCCAGCGGTTTACGACGGGAGTAAGTTATCCCCGAATGGCGTAGAGTTCGGTGATGGCGATACCGTCCAGGACCTTGGACGCGTAGACCTGCAGGCCCCGCAAGAGCGTGGAGAACGACCGCTCGGAGCGCATCTGCTCCAGCTTGGTGATCTGGCTCGCGAAGGTGAGCCCGTGCGGGTGACCGGCGAAGACGCGGAACGCGGTGGCCGCGCCCTCGGCGGCGGTCGGCAGCAGGTTGGACGAGTAGAGGGTGAACCGGTCGATCATGCCCAGCCGCCCGTTGCGCGTCATGGACACGCCGTCGCCCGAGATGGACGCGTTGCGCAGATCGCTCTTTTTGATCAGCGCCGCCACCCACGGCGGAATGACCAGCCAACGTCCCGTTTCCGGAATGTTCTGCTCGTCCAGCACCGTGCCGAGATCCACGATGCTGTCGATGATGTTGAGCGGCGTGATGGCGATGGGCGCGCCGGTCGTGCCGAGGTTGATGTTCAGCGAGATGCGTCCCGCCGTGGCACCCTTGTTCGCCGCGACGATACCCGCGTCGATGGTGGTGAGCACGTCGGTGTCGATGACGATCTTCATCTGCTCGGCCGCGTCGTCGGACCACAACGACAACATGTTGATGTCCGACTGGACCTCCATGATGTCGTCCAGCGCCTCGTTGAAGTACTTCGCCTTGTCGATGGTGAAGTCGACGATGTTGCTGGACGGGCGGTCGATCAACAGGTCCTGGTTGACCTGATAGTCCCGGATGGTGATCGTCGGCTTGGTGCGGATATGAACCACGTCGCCCTGGTTCTTGATCTCGCCTTCATAGTCCGTGTTGGCGATGGCGCTCAGCACGGTGGCCGAATAAAACTTCTCGATGAGTTTACCCGACCAGATCTCCGGAATGAACGTGCCATGGTACGCGGGGGTTTGATTGGCCCCGGCGAACGGGGTTGCTGCTACTGTGATGGCCATGGTTGGCCGCTCCTCTCACATATGGGGATGTCATGACTGACGGAAGCGCCCTTCGAGTGGAGCCAGAATGATATCGCGCTCCAGACGTTCAGCTTCCGCTTCACGTCCGGCCCAATAGCCACGCTGCTTTTGTCGATAGAACGCGTTGACGTCCGCCGTCGTCCAGATGCGTGCCTCGGGAGCGCCGGGTGCTGGTGACGAGACGCTACGGCCTCGTCCAGGCACCGCCAGATCGGCGAGGGGTAGCCGTTCCGCCGTATCGGTCTGGAACGTCTGTGTCCCTGGCTGCTGGCCAACCACGGTCTGCTCGTTCTTGTACGCACGGAAGAACGCGATGGTCCTGGCGGCATCGCCTGAATTGTAAGCGTTGTCAATAAGTGTTTTACGCGTTTGCCCGCTGAACATGTCTGGTTGGTTCAGCCATGCCACGAAATTCGGATCGACGTTGATCCGTTCCCAGTCCGGCATGGCATTGGTCAGCGCCATGTCCACGCGCTGCTGCGTCGTGTACGTCGCCAGTTG